ATATTTATCCTCCACAGGAATGGTTGAACAAGTTTCCTGTCCCACCGAACTGGATGCCTTTACTTGAAACAAAGGAACACGCCGAGAGGGCCGCTGAGTACGTTAAGAACACGTCTTATCTCTCAGAATATCTAGGCAACGGTTGGACGATGCCTGAGCGTCAACAGTGGTATTGGGAGAGTATGCGTAGGGATTTTGAAGTAAGGAATGATTGGGATCGTTGTGCGGTTTATTTTGCAGCGGATGACGATGAGGCGTTAGGATTAGACGAGGAAGTTGATATGGAAGATGCGTGTGAGCAGATGTTATCGAACCCAACCGAGATGCAAACAAAAATAGACACCATTCTGCGTAAGGAGACGCAAAGATGATCCGTTTCATAGACCTTGGTAAACAGATCGCAACGGACGAAAGTGACCCTGAGTGGCCTAGAGAGTTTGCGTTCTATGACACTCTTGAGGCTAAATTCCTGTCCTTTTCCGGGCAGAGTGTTTTTGACAGTCACGAGGACTTGATAGAGCAGATGGACGATCTTGAAGCTGCCTACGTGAAGCGTATTATGGGTTTAATTCCTGAGTGGGTGCCACGCGGCAAGCCTACGCTACCTGAGAGGTTTTAACGAATCATAACCGATCACCATGGATAGAAAAATGAATAATAAAAAAGCAACGAACTACCGAGTATTTTTCCCTGGTGGAGATAGTAAACGTGGAATATTCGCTATCGACACAGGAAAAGGAACCAAGCGTATCTACTACGACCATGTTCACATCGTTGGACCATGTTGTGAACTTAGTGCATTCAGAGAACAAAATGGTTCCACGGAGAGAGTGTGCTGCCTAAAGGTAAAAGGAGTATTAAAACACGCCTATTATAAAGACGGAGAGGAGTTGAAGGTAAGTCGTTCAAATATTGTTATCGAAAACGCTATGAAGAGCAAGTAGATAACATAGTAAGCGGATTGAGATGTATTGAGATGTTGACAGCAAAAACAGAAAAGGAGAAAAATGAAAACATTGAACGCAAAATCGAAGTATCTAGTATTGGTTAACGTTGACGAAGTTTCTATAACTGAAGTCGAGGAAAAACTTAAACAGGCAGGGATTAACGCAACTGTAGTTAGCGTCCCAAGCAATAGAGAGATGGTTGATTTTTATGAAATCAAGACCCCATTTTGGAAAAGATTATTCTAACCTAACAGCGAAGCAATCGGTGGGGGTTTAGTATCTATTCGCAAAAGATAATCCAACGCAACCTAGAGCAGTTCGCCGCGCTTGAAGGTTGGCTTCCTCAATATCATACACTTGATGAAGTTAACGATTTCAAAGAGCGTGTAGATTCGCTAGTTAAAATTGAGAGCAATAGCAGATCGTCATACATTAAAACACTCAGGCCCATGACAGAACGTCTCCGGTTGGAGATTCGTCGTTGGATCGAAAATGAACAAGTTCTATGTGGATTCGACAGCGGATATTGGGAGACTAGATATGCTTACGTGTGCAACGAGGAAGGCCAAATATATAAATATCAACCTAGAATGTCGCAGCGCATTCTTGACTCAGTTATATCTGAATTTGATGAGAAGCAAGTATCAATCGAGTTGCTCATCCTTAAAGGTCGCCAATTAGGGGTCACGTCTTGGACGGCTACGAAGTTCATCCGACGTATGCTTTTTCTTCCTCATACTCAAGCTATTATGGCCTCTGTTAAAGCCTCATCATCTCAATTGATTGGAAGAATACTTGACACTGAATACAACAAATGTCCCTTCTGGCTTGTGCCATTAAAAACCCCAAGAAACTCGTTTGCCAACGGTTCAATCCTCTCAATTCAGTCTGGTATGCAAGCTACAGGACTTGCACAAGGTTGGACGCCAACCTGTGTGCATGTGTCTGAAATTGCTGATCTTAGCGATGCAAAGAAGACTATTGAGGAGGGCTTGTTTCGTGCAACCCACTCATCTAAGAACTTGTTTATGGTGTTAGAGGGAACTGGTGGGGGTAGCACGGGTTGGCTTGCTGACACATGGAGATCGGCAAAGGAGGATTGGCCGAAAGGATTATCTAGATTATGTCCTGTCTTTGTTCCATGGCCAATGTGCCCTGAAATTTACCCTGAGAGGGATTGGTTAAGGAAGTTCCCTGTAGAGAATAGCTGGAGACCGCACGAGACAACACGTAAGCACGTAGCGCGATGTGAGTCTTATATCCGCAATACTCCATATCTTGCCAAGATCGCTGGAGCCAACTGGCGTATGCCAATTGAGCAACAGTGGTTCTGGCAGTTCAACTACGACACAGCTTGCAAGAATCACACACAGAAAACGTGGGCGGCTCAAATGCCTGCCGACGATTTTGAGTCTCTCACGGGTGTACATGACTCTGTGTTTGATCCTGAAGTGATGCAGGAGGTTGAGGAGTACGTCTACGAGATAAAGACGGAACCAGAAACAGGACTAGATGTTAAGACGAGACGTGTTCCGATTCAAGCGTACATCATTCAGGGTGAGTCGATTGATGAGGACTTTATCATTGATGATAGTGATCCACGCATTGACTGGTCCAAGCCGGTTATCCAAGTGTCATGGAAGAATCACCGTGGAACGGTATACGAGTGGGAGATGATTCCCGCTCTTCCGTTTGACGAGGAAAAGGAAATCAACACGTTTGGATTGTTGTTGGTCTATGAAGAGCCTAAAGCTGGTTACGATTACAGTTGCGGGGTGGATACGGCGTCAGGACTTGGAGACGAGGATGAGGACCGAACTGTTATATCGATGGAGAGAAACAGGTTTGGGTCCGACTTCGATTATCAGGTGGCAGAATTTACATCGAATGCGGTGAACAGTGCGCAAGCCGTAGGATTTGCGGCGTGTACGGCGGCTTATTACGGCGAGAGGACCAAAGATCACCGGGGAGTAAAATTTGCTATTGAGCAGATCACAAGACCGGGAGATACGTGCCAGAACCAGTTGAAGATGATGGGTTTCAACCATCACCATAAACCTCGTAGGTACGACTCAAAGAAGGTCAAGGACGACACCAGCAAGAAAGAGGGCTGGTATTCGTCTGGGTGGTCTGTTCCTATCCTGATGACCCGCTTTATTCAGGCGGTGAATGACGGGTGGTATAGGCCAGCGTCGAAGTGGTTGATTGAGGAGCTAAGGACTCTAGAAAGGCACGTAGCGAGTGGTGGCAAGGAAAAGATGGAGCACAGGGAAGGACAGCACGATGACCGGGTGAGAGCGGCAGCACAAGGATACTTTACCGTCCATGACCTTGACAACCTTGCGGAACGTGCTCAGAAAAGATACGCTTTACCTGCAAGGAAGAAAGCAGTAAAATCAGGCAGATGTACCACGAATGAAATTTCAATTGGTGGAGACGAATAACCGGGAGGGGAAATGGATAGACGATCATTCTTTAAGTTTTTAGGTATAGGAGCGGTAGCGGCTGCGGTTGCTCCGAAGATTTTGGCAGAACAAACTCCAGAAGTTTATCCAGAAGCAAGCGCACCAATAACTTTTGAAATGCTACAGAGAGCCTATGGGGAAACTCTTAGGTTTCCACGAGGAAATCACGGACTAACAGTTTACGAAGAACCGCTCGCTGGATATGATTACAGTATAGGAGTGGACGTTGGGAGCGGATTCGGATATTCTCCAACATGTGTCTCGGTTATGCGCAAAGGAAACGAGTCAGAACCGGATATACAAGTAGCGGAACTCGTTTCTAACCGTCTAAATCCATCTCAGATAGCCCCAATAGTTGCGTCTATCGCTTGGAGATACGGAGAGAAATGTAAAGACCATAGAGGTCCAATGTTGGTTATCGAACAGATCAGTTCTCCGGGAGATTTATGCCAAAATCAATTAAAGATCATGGGATTCACTAGGTTTTATTCAATGAAAAAATATACTCCGATGAAAACGAAAACGGTTAAGGATGGCTGGTACTCGACTACGTGGAGTCTTCCTGTTCTTATGAGTAGATTCGAGGGCGCTGTCAAGGATGGCTGGTACAAGCCTAAGTCTGATCGGCTTAAATTTGGAATTGGAAATCCAGAAACAACCATAAGGAACGATTCTATTGTGCGATCAGCAGCGCAATCGTATATCGGTTTGAACGGTACAAACGAGGTAAAAAATGGCTAACGCACAAATGAGAACGAAGATCGTCTACTACTGTGAACGTAAGACGGGAGAGATCCTCATGGGACTCCCTGAGTGTTTTGCAGCCCCACCGGGATACGAGAAGATTGTATGCAACACAGCGCACGAGGCAGAGCGGTGGTCTGCGTTGATGCGGAAGTGGGATGAAGTAAAGCATCAGGTGATTCAAGAGAAGCGTGAGCAGATCGAGGGTCCAATGCGTAAGCATCTACGCGAAGAGATGCTTCACGGAATGGCAAATGCTAGGAATACCATTAACCGTGAGTTCCTACGGCGTCACATGGAAAATCAGGAAAAGAAACAGAAGCCATGGGAATACAAGAGAAAGAGTTTCCTTGGCGCGGAAGGATTCGAGAATGTCGCAAAGTAGGATTACCCCAGTGAAGTTCATCGGCAGGGCTTATGTGTCAGCGTCAACTCTAGATAGCAACCCAGACGTTTGGGTGTGCATCGACTCTGAGGATATTAAAGGAATTGTATTGATGTTTTTTTCCAAGGATACTATTGAAAACGCTCAAGCTGCGGCAGACGCTTTGAATATTTGGGCTGGCAAGGATGCAGCAGAGTTAGACCCGAATGGACCATGTGGAGCGTTGGTGAATTAAAGCGTAGACATGTAAGCATTTTGCGTTATAATGCGCTAGGACTATTTTTACACAAGATCGACAGGGAATCGATCTTGTACCGGGAGGGAATGGAAATGATCTGTGCCTATCGTAACGGATGGTTCGTCTTCGCGTAATGCATTATTAGAGAACGTGTCGTGGCAATCTCCGCCTTTTTCCGCTCCTCCTGATCGTATTGTCAGTTGGGTTGAGGATCAAGTCTCGGAGGGTGAAGGTTTTCTCCAAAACCAAACATGCTACCAGAATCTCGGTAGCAATATGCGTATATTTGACGGCATATTTAAGGATAAATCTAAATCAACGCTTGTCACAAATCGCTTAAAATACAACATTAGAAAATTCTGTGAAACGCTGGCTGAGGTTAGAGAGATTGCCGGTTTCGGATCGGACATACCTGCCTACAAACAGTTTGCAGAGATGCTTACAAAGGTTTCAAAGTGTGTCTATCTAGAGTCCGATTTTCCATTCCAAATGCTGAAAGTTTTGCAGTATGCCTCCGTCATGGGGATAGGATACTTGTGGCCTAAAGTTCGGGCTACAGAGTACGGATATGGCGAGAGAAAGCTAATGTTCGATGCGCTAGGACTCTTGGATGTGGTTCCTGTCCAGATGTCAAATAGCCACGACATTCAAGACTGCTACGCGGTGACGGTGTACAACTATATGCCTATCGCAGAGGCGCATGGTAGGTTTCCTTTATTCCAACACCTATTGCAGACGGTTGGGCCTCGTAACTATAAAACTCAGTTGCAGGCAAAGAGGATTGATTGGGCTGAGAAGTATAGATATGGAGATCAAGGACGCAGTTTTGGAAACCTATATACCGAGATTCGTTATACGTTTGTTAGGGATTTGAGAATCAACAACACAGGTTTTGAGTTGCCAATGGGAGACTTGGGAACGACGTGGTTTTACAAAGTTCCCTATGTCGGACAGGATATATTTGGAGGAATCAGGAATGGTCAGCCTTTCATGCGTCCTGCTCAAGTGGAGGATTGCCGGGTGTACCCTAACCTGCGGCTCATCATTACATCTTCAGGACTCAACCGCCCGATGTATGACGGTCCTGCCTTCGATTGGGATAGTAATATACCGATTATCCAGTACACGGTAGATGATTGGGCATGGGAGCCTCTAGGACGGTCCTTGGTTGGCGATGTGGCCTCAATAGAAATGACTAAGAGAAAGCTGGAACGTCAACTAGATCAGGTAGTTACAGCAAGTTTGAATCCTCCGATGGGATACAATATTGACGAGAATTCAGGGGCAAAGGTGGAGCATTTCGACATCTTTGAACCTGATGTTCGCATGGGACTGGCAGGTGGTGAACCACAGAAGATGCTTCAGTCTCTACTCCCTGACTCGGTAAGGGCAGATACGGTTCACTTCACGATGCTGAAGTATCTGGACGAGTGTGAACAGATGCAGCTTGGACTCACGGATCTAGGCAACCTTCAGAATATGAAGATGAACATTGCCAACGAGACGGCAGACAAGATGCTGGAGGGTATTGGTCCTATCGGAAAGGGTATCGCGGCTAGGATTGAAAAGGGAAACAAGAGGGTAGGAGAACGCATGAAGTTCTTAATCCCTCAGTGGTTCAACGTAAAACGGATTATGGAGTATGTAGGACCGGATGGGATGGCACGGGAGACATTCGACTACGATCCTGACTCTCTAGTTCCCAGTCACATGCCCGATGAGATGATAAAAGGGAATTTCCCGGATACGGAATCTAAGTACGATCAGTTGACACGCGCACGCTGGTTTGCGCGGCAGATCAGGCTCACATCTGTTCCTAGCACATTGTTGAAGATCACTCAGATGCAACAACAGATGCAAGCGTTGCAACTGAAGCGATCCGGGGCTCCAATCTCATGGCAAACGTGCTTTGAACGTATGGATTTTCCTGACCCTAAGGGAGAGATTCAAAAGAGTTTCAAGGAAGAAGTTGAACTCCAAAAAATGAAGATTTTGGCTCAAATCGAAGTAATGAAGATCATGAAAGAGCTAGGAATTGATCCGTCTCAATTGCCGGGTGGAGAGGATCAAGGTAAGGGTGGTAAAGGTGGTGGAGGCGGAGGTAAAGGGGCGGGTGGACAACATGCAGGTGGGCGTCCCCCGAGCGGACAAAAACCACCACGATTGGCTTCTAAGGGTTCCCAAGGTGGTGATCCAAGAACGGTAGTCAAGGAGAGTTGATGAAGGTTTACATATACGTTCTGAAGCACCCGGAGACGCTTGAGATTCGCTATGTCGGATTGACTCGGTTTCCTGTGAAGCGACTTAATAATGAGATCAACTATCCGCATACTAAATATCTGAAAAACTGGGTAAACAGTCTAAAATCGGCAGGATTAAAGCCTTTGATGGAGGTTATCGAAGAGTCAGAGGAAGGTAAACTTTGTGATACTGCTGAACGTAAATGGATCTCCGAAATGAAATCTCGTGGGTGCAGACTTATTAACTACACGAATGGCGGTGAGCGTGGATATAAATGCTCTGATGAGTACCGTATAGCTGTTAGCGAAGGGCAAAAAGGTAAAGTTTTAGGACCAATGTCAAAAGAACACAAAGCTAAAATCTCGAAAGCGAATAAAGGAAAGAAGAAGCCGGGAAACGCTGCGAGGATTATAGCTCTTAACAAATCTAGGGAAGGGATACCTCTAAAAGATGAAACTAAAGCTAAATTGCGAGAAATAGGGAAGAGAAATATGGTTGGGGAAAGACTGGAAAAGTTGATGGATGGTGGAAGGCGTAGAGTACATGCTTCAAAATTTACAGATCAACAAAAAGGAGAGATAAAATATCTTCTTACCGATGGGTACTCACATAAGGTAATCTCTGACCGATATGGACTGACAATAGGCACGCTATCCTGCATAAAAAGAGGAGAAATATGGATAAACGTCACCCCAACCACTACCGCTTTTCCTTTGCCTGAATATAAGAAAATCCAACTATTCAGGAACGAAAAAGGCCAATACAAACGGGCAGCATAACATTGTTAGTTTCAACAAAACAAATAAGTTAAGGAGAGCAAATGGTTGTTAGAAGCAAAGCACAACGGGACTACCTTTTAACAGAATCTAGTATCGATTTACCTGCCAGCGTTAGTGAGGTGGACGATTTATTGAGAGCGACCAAGACGAGTGGAAAAATGGTGGTTTTATACAATGGAGGATGTGTCCAAGGTATAAACATCGAGCAA